TGCGGCTACGCTTACCGCTGCGGAACTTACTTCCGGCATCATCACCTACACGGGCGCTGTTGCTAACCTGACGTTCCCCACGACGGCTCTTACCGAAGCTCTGGTCACCAGCGCCAAGGACAATAGCTGCTTTGAAGTGGTGATCATCAACATCGGCGGCACCAACACGGTGTCCGTCGTAGGCGGCACTGGCTGGTCCACCGTTGGATCGCTGGCGGTTGCTGCTGGCGTGTCCGCTCGCTTCCTTGCCCGTAAGACCGGCGATCTGACGTGGACCGCGTACCGCGTTGACTGACCCTTTGACGCCCCGTCGCAAGGCGGGGCGTCTTTCCAACAGGTACATCCATGATCTATATGCGCCACCCGGTCCACGGCACCAAAGTTGCCACTATGGAAGCCGAAGCGATTTATGATGAAACGAATGGCTGGAGCCGCTATACTCCCGGCAAAGCCCCGCCTTCTGACACGTCAGAGCCGGTGAATGAACTTGCACCCCGGCGACGCGGTCGCAGGCCGCTGAATGAGGGAATGACCAGCTATGACGACAGCCGGGGATCAAATTAACGGAGCCCTTCGCCTTCTGGGCGTTCTGGCCGAAGGCGAAACGCCATCTGCGGCTACGTCGCAAGACGCGCTGTTCGCGCTCAATCAGATGATCGACTCTTGGGGCACGGAAAAGCTTTCGACGTTTACGACGCAAGAGCAGGTGTTTTCGTGGTTGCCTGGCTTCATAAGCCGCACCCTTGGCCCTTCTGGCGATTTCGTTGGCGACCGCCCCGTTCTCATGGACGACGCAACTTATTTCGTGGACGCCTCGACCGGCATTTCCTACGGCATCAAGCTGATCAACCAGCAGCAGTACGATGGCATCGCGGTCAAAAACGTGACCAGCACTTTTCCACAGGTAATGTGGATCAACACCAACTACCCCAACATCGACATGCACGTCTACCCGGTGCCTACCAAGGTGCTGGAATGGCATTTCATATCGGCGGCGCAACTGACCCAGCCTGCCACCATTGCGACGCCGCTGTACTTCCCGCCCGGCTACATGCGGGCGTTCCGGTACAATCTGGCTTGCGAACTGGCCCCTGAGTTTGGCGTGGAGCCGTCTGGTACGGTCAGCCGCCTAGCCATGGCGTCCAAGCGCAATCTGAAGCGCATTAACAACCCCGACGACATCATGTCGATCCCCTACGCCATCGTCAGCACTCGTCAACGCTTTAATATTTTTGCAGGTAACTTCTGATGAAGAGCCCGATCCTTGGCTCCGCGTATGTAACCCGCAGCGTCAACGCTGCGGACAACCGCATGATCAACATGTTTCCCGAGGTTGTGCCGGAAGCTGGAAAAGAACCCGCGTTCCTTCAACGTGCGCCAGGTCTAAACTACCTTGCAACAATGGGCTCAGGTCCGGTGCGCGGTTTGTGGCAGTTTGGCAATTACGGTTATGCCGTGTCGGGTACGTCGCTTTACCAAATCGACAGCAATTTTAATGTCGTATCCAAAGGCACCGTGGCCGGGACCAATCAAGTGTCGATGGTGGACAACGGCACCCAGATGTTTATTGCTGCGGGCGCTAATGGATACATTTACAACGCAGGCACGGACGTGTTCGCGCAGATTACGGACGTTGATTTTGCGGGCGCAGTGACGGTCGGGTTCATCGACGGATACTTCGTTTACAACCAACCCAACAGCCAAAAGTTTTGGGTCACGTCGCTGTACGATGGCACGTCCGTCGATCCGCTTGACTTTGCCAGCGCCGAAGGCTCGCCCGACAATCTGGTGTCCTTGATTGTGGATCACCGCGAAATTTGGCTGTTTGGGCAATCATCCATTGAAGTTTGGTACGACGCTGGTCTGCCAGACTTCCCTCTTGCGCGCATTCAAGGCGCGTTTATCGAAATCGGCTGCGCTGCGCCTTTTTCCGTCGCCAAACTTGATAACGGCGTGTTCTGGCTCAGTTCAGATGCTCGCGGGCGCGGTATGGTGTACCGTTCCAACGGCTACGCTGGCACCCGCATCTCGACGCACTCCGTTGAATGGCAGATCCAGCAGTACGCCGACATCACGGACGCGGTAGCGTACACTTACCAGCAGGACGGCCATTCGTTCTATGTGCTGAACTTTCCCAGTGCCAACATCACTTGGGTCTACGATGTAGCAACGCAAGCATGGCATCAACGTGCTGGTTGGACTAACAATGCGTTTACGCGGCACCGCGGCAACTGCCAGATGGCGTTTAACGGCCAGATTGTCATTGGCGATTATTTGACAGGTCAAATTTACGCTTATGATCCAAATGTTTATACCGAAGCAGGCACAATTCAAAAATGGTTGCGTTCATGGCGGGCGTTACCTACCGGCACCAATAACCTAAAACGCACCACGCAGCACAGTTTACAACTTGATTGCGAAGCTGGCGTAGGTCTGGACAATTCTTCTGACGCCGTTATTCTCTATTCCAACGGCGTTTCGTCCAACGCAATATCAGCTGAATCCATAAGCGGCGAATCTGAAGAAATTATCGACGCAAGTATTGTACAGGGTTCTGATCCACAGGTCATGTTAAGATGGTCGGATGATGGCGGTCACACTTGGTCTAGCGAACATTGGCGGTCAATGGGTAAAATTGGCGAAACCGGGCGGCGCGTCCTGTGGCGCAGGCTTGGCATGACCATGAAGCTTCGCGACCGCGTGTACGAGATTTCGGGAACCGATCCGGTGAAGATCGCCATCATGGGTGCGGAACTGATCGTGAGCCCCACCAATGCTTGATAATATCACGCAGATACCGGCCCCCCGCGTTGCCATTTGGGACACGATGACGAACTACGTCACGCGCGGGTGGTATCGATATTTCTATAATCTTTACGCCATTCTTGGCAGCGGATCGCTTCGCAGCGGGGCGTTTTACGACACCACCACGCAGACCGCCGCCGCCATTAACACGGCCTACGCTATTACGCTTAACAATACGAGTTTGGCGCAAGGGGTCAGCTTGGGGACGCCAACATCGCGGGTATATGTGGACCGCACGGGCTCCTACAACATCCAATTTTCGTTGCAACTGGTGAGCACCGACGCCGCGGTTAAAGACGTGTACATTTGGGCGGACGTGAACGGAACGTCTATACCTGAAAGCGCCACCAAATTGACCATGTTTGGTTCTAGTAACGCTTACGTTGCGGCGTGGAATTTTTTTATCCGCATGAGCGCAGGTGACTATTTCCGGTTAATGTGGTCTACTTCCAACACAAACGTTCAAATAGCCCGCATAGCGGCGTCTGCGCCTGTACCGGCCATCCCATCGGTTATCTTGACCGTAGCTTCAAATATAGGTGAATAATGGCCGTTCTTTCCCCCTCTGCCAAAATGGCCTTTGCAGACGCCGCTGGTCAACCGTTGGTAGGTGGTAAGTTGTACACTTACATCGCTGGCACCACTACGTTGCAGGCAACATATACGGATTCATCGGCTTCTACTCCTAACACTAACCCTATTATTTTGGATTCGCGTGGAGAAGCTAACGTCTGGTTGGGCGGGGCCATATACAAGTTTATCCTAAAGGACGCCGACGACGCGTTGATTTGGACGGTAGACAACATTTCAGCCCCTACTTCTGCCGTGTCTCCCGTGTTGTCCGGCAACGTTACCATTAACTCCGACACGCCTACTCCCGCGCTTCTAATTACACAGACGGGGTCGGGTCCGGCGCTCAGAGTGCAAGATTCGGCCAATCCAGACGCTACGCCATTCATCGTCGACGCCACGGGCCAAGTTGGCATTGGCACGGCTGCGCCATCCGCCGCGTTGGAAATTGCCAGTCCTGGCGTTTACAAAGGCGCATGGGCGTACTTGCCTACTGGCACAGCAATGCTATTTGCGCAAACATCCGCGCCTACGGGTTGGACCAAGTCCACCACGCACGACAACAAGGCTCTGCGCGTAGTGTCGGGCGCGGCCAGCAGCGGCGGCACAACGGCTTTTACATCCGTGTTTACGTCACGGACAATAACAACCGCCAATATGCCCGCACACACACATGGAGTGACAGACCCAGGACATTTGCACGGCCTAACCGAAAAAGGCTTAAGTGGTGCTGGAGTAACTTACTATTCGGCAACTGTTGCGAATCTGTCAGCAACAAATACTCAATCTGCAACAACTGGAATTTCAATTCAAAGTGCCGGTAGCGGCACGGCGATGGACTTCGCCGTCCAGTACGTTGATGTCATTATCGCGACCAAGGACTGACGATGCAACTCAAGAACGGCTCATTCTGCCCGCTGATCAAGAAGGAGTGCGTCCAGCTCCAGTGCGCTTGGTTCACGCAGTTGCGTGGGACGCACCCGCAGACCGGCGCGGAGATTGACGAGTGGATGTGCGCCATCTCGGCCATGCCCATGCTCCAGATCGAGGTTGCCAAGGAAGCGCGGCAGGGCGCTGCGGCGACTGAGAGCTTCCGCAACGAGATGGTGCGGGCGCAGACCGAGGTGCTGCCGTCCTTCATCAAGCAACTGTCGTAGGGGGCGCGGGTGTCGCACAAGCAGACGATCTCGGACTACCTTGCAACCGTTTTGGAGTTGCCTCCGCACGCCCGCGTTTGGCTTCTGGACCTGTGGGACGCTATCCAAGTGTTTGATGACGTGGTGGACGGCGATCCGGTGACGGGCGACGATATGCGCCGCGCGATCTGGTCCTGTCTGGTGCAGATGCCGTCCAATCCATTCTTCGCCGCCAACTCGGCCAGCCTGCTGCCTGTGATGGCAACGGCGTTTCTGAAGTGGGCGGCGTCAGACGAAGCGGAACGCGCCGGTAAAGC